GCGGGTGGCGCAGGATCTAATCGTTTGATTCGTTCAGGACAGCAAGAAACTACTGTAACAAATAACCTCACCGCATCAGATTTTATTAAAAATCAAATTGTTGATTCTGGCGATTACAAGGCTTTCCAAGCCTCTGGCGCTGCAATGAATTTACTTTCTAACATGGCTGCAAAAGAAGCGGGTGTTGCATAATGGCTGACAAACCAAAAGTTACGTCTTCTCAAGTAGCAGCAGCGGAGCCGGGTCTTGGCAGTATTCTTTCCCCCGGATCAGATTTTGCTAAAATTCTTCACGATCAGAATGGCGCTCAATATGCCTTCTGGAAAACAACGGATGCTAACCTGCCCGGCGTTAAAGACGGCACTGGTTATTCCCTTTGGAAGTTTATTAACGATGCTGTTGATAAAGGTTGGATCAATGCAACCGATCCAACAAACTTTGAAAATGGCTTACGTAGTACCGATTGGTTTAAAGCCAATGGTGCGCAAGCCTTACAGGCTGCTGCCGACAAAGCCTTATCGTTAGATGCTAACGGAAACGTATTACCAAACAGCAAATATGGCATGGAACTTCAACGCCGTATTGATGGCATTAGTGCAGTTGCAACCCAGCAAGGTTATAAACTTAGCCCAGAAATTCTGCAAGGTCTTGCCGAAGGCAGCCTTATGGATGCTTACGATCCAAATATTTATGGATCTGGCGATTACCAATCTGGCTTGCAAAGCAAGATCGTTGCTGCTGCGCAAAGCGCAGGCATTGCTCTTACCGGTGGAACTGGCGCTCAGTCAGGTATTGGTCTAGTTAATCAGCTCAAGGCGTACGCAGCCGACATGGGCGTTGCCATGCCAGATAGTTTTTATACGGATGCTGGCAACAAAATGGCAGATCCAAAATCTGGCGTTACCTATGATACTTTTGCAGGCAACATTAAAAATTATGCAGCATCAAAGTATTCTGGTTTTTCAGGACGTATTAATCAAGGCGAAACAATTAAAAATATCGCTGCTCCTTATGTTCAGGAATTTCAAAACATACTTGGCGTTCCGGCTGATAGCGTTAACTTAAGCGGAAACACGGGCGATAGCGCTTTGATTAACAAAGCTCTTCAAGGCACCATTGATCCAAATACAGGGCTAGGTACTCCTATGCCAATTTGGCAATTCCAGCAAACTCTTCGTCAAGACCCACGCTGGAATAGCACACCAGATGCTCAAAACGCAATGGGCAGCATTGTTGAAAACCTAGGCAAAATGTTTGGAAAAATCTAATGGCGCTTATTGATGAATTAGATCCTAGCGAGCGAGCAGCATTACAACGTGCTCAAGCAGGAGCAGCCGCAAGGGCAGCAGCAACACCAACTGTAACTGCACCGGCTCCTGCAATGACAGATACTCAAATGGAGCGTCAGATTGCGACAGCAGCAACCGCTACCACGCCTGCTAAAACTGCTACACCTGCTACGCCTCTTTCCACAAATGCTAAAATTGCCGCAACTATTGCTGCATACGCTGCCGCTCATCCAGCACCAGCAGGAACGCATTATGGTCAAACGCTTGGTTCAGATGGCAACCCAATTCTTTATAAAGATTTTCCTACAGCCGTAGCTGGCGCTGGTGGCGGGGGTGGCCCTGCTGGTCCAACAGGAACAACTACCGGCACTGGCACTGGTAACACTGGCACTGGAACAACAGTAAATCCAAATACTGCTACGGATTATCTTGCAGCGGCACAGCAACAGTTAATTAACTGGGGTATTCTTAACGCAAACGATTCAAACTCAGCTGATCTAATGAAACAAATTACGACCCTTGCTCAGCAAGGTGCGCAGCCAGATACTATTGCTCTCACTATTCAAAACTCAAAAGCATATGCTGCTCGATTTTCTGGTAATGCTGCGCGTGTAGCCAATGGTCTTTCCGCGTATGATCCAGCATCATATTTGCTTGCTGAACAAAATTATAGTCAAATTCTTAATGAGGCTGGCGTTGGTCCGCAATATCAGACTCAAGCATTTTTTGCCAATTTAATTGGAAAGAACATAGGAACGACTACGCTTCAACAGTATGTCAATATGGCTAGTGATTTAGCAACAACATCAGATCCATATTTGCTACAAACAGCATCTCAACAGTATGGCTTAAATAAGGGCGATCTTATCGCTCACTTCCTTGATCCAAATACTGCCCTTCCAATTATTCAACAGCAGTTTGCCGCAACCCAAACATCAGCCGAAGCTGCTCGTCAAAACCTTGCTCTTAATCAACAGAACGCTATGACCCTTGCTGCGCAAGGTGTAACACAGCAACAAGCACAAGCAGGTTTTGCAACCATTGGTAGCCAACTTGCTCAACAGCAACAGTTGGCAAGCATGTACGGCATGGGTGCTGAAAAAATGGGCAATGAATTAACTGCCGCTCAATTTAATTCAAACATCGGCGGCGTTAGCGCTGCTCAAGCACAGCAAGATATAACGCGCCTACGCGCACAGGAAGTTAACCAATTCTCTGGTTCATCCGGTGCAGCCAAGGGCAGCCTCTACACAGAGGGTCAAGGCGTTAGTTAACTAGGTTCCATCACCACTCATTGGCATGGTGATGTGTAACTAAAGACCAAGAGTAGGAGCCAAACCTCTTTCCCCTGAGAGAATTTGTGGCCTGCGTCAACCAAACAGAAAAGGGAGTGCCACATGGCAGACCAATACGAAGACGATGACTTTGATCTTGAAGAAGATCAACCATCGCAAACCCAAGACCAAAACGGTCCAGCAAATCTACGCAAGGCTCTTAAGCGAGCAGAGCGTGAAAAGAAGGAACTGGCTGATCAGCTAGCTTCTATTCAGGCAGACCTTCGTGGTCGTTCAGTCAAGGAAGTATTGGAACAAAAAGGTGTACCTACCAAGGTAGCCAAATTTATTCCTACCGACGTAAGTACGCCGGAACAGATTGATGCATGGTTAAACGAGAACGCTGATGTGTTCGGTTTTGCTGCGCCTGAATCTGCTTCATCGGAAGAACCAACACCAAATGCTAGAGAAACACAGCGTATCAATACCGCTCTTCAAAACGCAAATACCCCATCTCGCGATGCAGATACTGCCGCGAAATTGGCTGGCGTTAAAACCAGAGAAGAACTTGACATGCTCGTTTTCGGCCAAAAGGTAAGTGGCTCACGCCGATAAAAACCCATTCGACACTAGACCCTATAGAAAGTAGGTGACACAATGGCAAATCAATATACCGACTCAGTTGGCTCTACCTCTGGTATTCCCGGATTAGTACAGACCGCGTATGATCGTTATGTAGAGTTTGCACTCCGTGCTGTCCCACTTATCCGCGACGTTGCAGATAAGCGCCCAGTACAGCAGGCTATGCCCGGCTCATCTGTTGTATTCCAGATTTACACAGATATGTCAGCAGTTACAACATCTCTCTCAGAAGATGTTGATCCAGATGCAGTTGCACTTGGAAACACAACCCCTGTTACCGTTTCGCTCCTTGAATACGGTAACGCATCACTCGCAACTCGTAAGCTCGAGTTGTTCTCACTCTCAGATGTAGATCCAGCCATCGCAGACATTATTGCGTTCAACATGGCTGACTCACTTGACACAGTTGTGCTCAAGACACTTGTTGGTGGACCAAACGCTATTGCTGAACTTACAGGCGGTTCAACCAACCCTGTATCAACATACAATGGCAACTACACCAACGGTACAACTCAGGCTAGCATCGACGGCACATCAGTCATTCGCTCACGCGATATTCGTACTGCTGTTGCTAAGCTCCGTGCTAACAAGGCTGTCCCACGTCAGGGAGAATACTACTGGTGTGGTATCCACCCAGAAGTTTCATACGACCTTCGCTCAGAAACTGGCGCAGGCGGATGGCGTGATGACCACAAGTACGCTGAGAACGGTGCTTCTGAATTTTGGCCGGGCACTATCGGAACATACGAAGGTGCTATGTTCGTAGAGTCACCACGTTTGTTCAACACAACAGACGGAACTGGCTCAACAGGTGCAACAGGTACCTTCGGTACTTCTGGCTACACCTACGCTTCTGGCGGTACACGTGTATTCCGTACACTTGTTGCTGGTAAGCAGGCTCTCGCAGAAGCAGTGGCAGAAGAGCCACATGTTATCTTCGGACCAATTGTTGATAAGTTGATGCGTTTCCGTCCAATCGGATGGTACGGCGTTCTAGGCTGGGCACGTTACCGTGACGCAGCTTTGGTTCGTATCGAATCATCAGCTTCTATCCACAACTCCTAATCCGAGTTAGTTGCTTCCTAGCCCCTCTATTCCTTTCAAGGGGCTAGGCGGCAACACCCCTAACGAAAGGTAGCCAATGGCATACATCTTTAAGCCACCCACGGTCAATGAAGGACCAGCGGGTTTTGGCATACTTTTCTGGCGTTACAAGATCGCCCGTGGCGATAGCATTTTAGTATTTGGAACATCGGTGTTGCGCACACGCACACCAGCAGTACAGGATACGCAATCCGCAGATTACTGCTATTTGGGTGGACATGAATATCGCATCACTCAAACAGAATATGACATTTTAGTAGGCGCTGGATACGGCGCAAATATCACAACGGTATTGGAGTAACGTGAACGCAGGTAGATATAACATTACCGTTACCAACGGTACGACCTTTACTCTTGCCCCTATCTGGCAGGTAGATAACCTAGCCGTTAACCTCACTGGCTACTCAGCCGATATGCAGGTGCGCGACGTTTCCAACAACCTTATTGTTGAACTAAGCACTGCAAATGGCAAAGCTACAATTCAGCCCGGCCTTGGCCAGACAACATTTAAACTTACTGCAACACAAACATCTGCTGCTAATTTGCCAGTAGGTAATTACACATACGCTTTTAATCTTACTGATGGCTCTGGCAATGTTTACCAGATCCTCAACGGCGCATTTAACGTGGTTGCGAGTGTGATCCAGTAATGGCCGTTACAGTCAATAGCGTTTCAACTGTACTCATTCCACAAACCACAAACGTATTTAACGTTGCTTCGGCACAGCCAATTACTCTTGAACTTGGCGTGATCGGACCGCAAGGTATTCAAGGTATTCAAGGAAACACCGGCCCAGCGATCACAGGATCGACTGGCCCTACAGGACCGACAGGAGCAATAGGTGCGACAGGAAACACTGGGCTTACTGGCAATACTGGTGCCATTGGTAGCACTGGTTCTACTGGCGCTGTTGGACAAACTGGACCAACTGGCCCACAGGGAAACACTGGTTTTACCGGATACACCGGATACACAGGATACACAGGATTTACCGGCAGCACGGGACCTACTGGCGCTCAAGGCAATACTGGACCGACTGGACCAACGGGAGCTGTAGGCAACACAGGCTTTACAGGATTTACAGGCTCAACCGGACCAACAGGTCCGCAGGGTGCTGCTGGCCCACAAGGCAACACTGGTAACACTGGCATGACTGGTCTAACTGGTAATACAGGTATGACTGGAATGACTGGCGTAACTGGCCCTACAGGGCCTACAGGCGCACAGGGCAACACAGGAAACACTGGCTTAACAGGTAACACTGGCATGACAGGTTTGACTGGTCCTACCGGACCTACAGGCGCAGGAGCAACAGGTCCTACAGGTCCT